TGTAATTATCATTGGGTTGATGGGTGGTCGATTCTATTCCATCGGGATCTCTATAATTTGATCGGTGGATTTGATGAGGCTTTCAAAGCTTCCGGATATCTGGATGGAGATTTCTGCTTCAGAGCTGCGGAGGCTGGATTCCAAAGTCACTGGGGCAATCTTCCGCTCCGGCATCTGCGGTCCAGCACTCGGCTGCAGCTCCCTGGTTATGCTGAGGGTAAGGCTTTCAATCGGGCATATCTAAAAGAGAAGTGGGATCTGGAGGAATTATATGGATGATCGTGATCGTAAGTTCTGGATGATGATTCGGTCTGCTTTGTTATCGATCATTGAAGCTGTGGAGGTCCGGTTTGAAATCAACCCCAAGACCAGCGAGCTACGGAAGTTCGTCAAGGCTTGGATGGAGGCTGGGAATAAATGATGATCTGGAAAATCCGCTGGTGGATTGCTGTCGTATTCGTTGTGTACGCAGCTGCTAAATTTCTGTGCTATAATTTTTTATAAGGGAGGTTTTATGAAAAAGAACAATCTAAAGATTTTATCCAAGACTGATACAGAATTACGAGTCGGCAACTACATATGCATTTTCGGTGGGAAGGATCTGGCCGGGGAGACCTTTACTTCTAAGACCGAATATGAATCTCGCTATACCAAGACGGGCCAGCTTTATGTTGATTGGGAGCATGGTTACGATTGGAATGATGGAGCCCCAGGTCGGGATGATATCCTGGGTGTTGTGGATTGGAAGACCGCCAAGGCTGATGATTATGGATTGTGGGTCGAGATGGCCTTGGATCGTCAGGCTGAATATATGGAATATCTGGAGGAGTTGATTGAGGCTGATATTATCGGCACTTCTTCAGAGGCTACTGGCAAGGCTGAAGTCCATGCTGGTGTTATTACCAAGTGGCCCTTGAAACGGAATGCGTTGACGGTGACTCCGATGGAGCCCAGGATGCTTTCCGAGAATACTTTACATGCTATCAAGGCATTAGTTGGGAAGATGCCCTCTCTCAAGGCGTTGCTGCCAGAGGCCGAGGCGATCGGTGGTGCAGCTGCTGGTGGAGCTACGGGTGGTCCCATTGTACGCTCAACTCAAATTACTAAAAAGGAAAAGAATATGCCAGAACTTTCTGTTGAACAAATTCAACTCGAAGCAAGGGAAACTCTGCTTAGCGAGCAGAAGTCTGTTGCTGATAATGCTGCTGCCCTGCAGGAAACTGTGGATGCTGCGGTCGCTGTTGCTGTTGAGGAAGTTTCCAAAACACTTCCTCCGGTGAATGCAGCTGGTTATGTTGGAATGGCTGCAGTTATCAAACGCTCCGATCTGGGCGATGTCCCAGAAGCTGCCTATTGTCGGCATCTCCGAACAGGTGACCTTGGTGCTTTGATGGAGATCGGTGGCGATCCCAATCTGAAAGCTTCCAATGCTACCGATATGAATATTACGACCGCTGGTGATGGTGGGAATGCTGTTCCCACTGGCCACTATCAGGGGATCATCGCTAAGCAGGATGAATCCGCTATTGAAGCCCGGTTGGGTGTTCGTGATATCCCTGGCAAGGGAACCACTGTAAATGTCCCTTACGATAACGAAGACGATGGAGAGTTCATCGTTGCTTCTGAGTCTGGGGATTTCGATCTTGATGCTCCGGATCTCGGAACACATGCGATGACCTTGGCCCTCTATGCCAAGAATATCTCATTGACCTATCAGCTGCTTGAGGATGAAGATTCCAAGCTGATGGCTTTCCTTGAGGATTTTGTCGGGCGTGGAATTGCCAAAACCAAGAACTCCCTGCTGCTTACCCAAGTCGCTGCGAATGGAACTGTGTTTGATGAGTTCGCTTCCGCAACTGCGATTGTCCTGGGCGAGCCTGAGCACTTGATCTTCAATGATGCCCTGGCTGATTACCTGGATGATGCAGGTTCGGTTGGCTGGGTCATGAAACCTTCCACTCTGGGTTATCTCCGCACAATTGCTGGGACCAGCGTGAAATCCTATCCGATGGGAAATGAAACTGGCCTGATGGACCTGATGGGTTATCCGGTTGTGTTCAGTTCCAAAGCTGGAGCAATGACCGCTGCTCTGAAACCCATTTACTTCGGTAACTGGAATCAGGTCGGTGTCCGTAATGGTGCTGGAATTGGTTTCCTTCGGGATCCATACTCCAATGCTCAGAAGGGCTGGGTCAATCTCTGGTACTACTTCCGGACTGTGTACATGTGTCTGCAGCCCGAAGCAATCGGTTACGGCCAAATGGCAACAGCGTAGGATTCTAATCCTGCTGTTTATCCTCCAACCTTGTGATCCTGGTCTGAGGGGGCCAGGATCACATCGGAGTTTTTATGGCAATCCAGAATGGTTACTGTACTCTAATTGAGTTCAAGGCTTTCAAAGATATCGGTTCCACTGATACTGGTGATGATGCTGTCATTGAATCAATCGTGGAGGCTGTGAGTCGATATATCGATAAGGAAACTAATCTATTCTTTTATGATGATCAGGCTGCGGTCCGTTGTTACTCTCCGGAGATGGGCGATATGCTCCAGTTAGATGCTCCGCTGTACGGTGTTGATTCTCTAAAGACTGATGATGATGGTGATGGTACTTACGAGAATACCTGGGCCACGACTGATTATCACTTGATGCCCTTGAATGGCGATACTAAGCATTGGATCCGGACTAATCAGAATGGGGATTATGCATTCCCTGTTGGGGTCCTGGCTGGGGTTGAGATTACTGGTGATTGGGGTTATGCTGCTGTTCCTGCTGATATCAACTTGGTCTGCATGAATATCGTAAAGAACGTGAACGGTCGGCGTGAGGGTCAGGGCGATGAGGCTGTGCAGATTACCGCTGCTGGTGTCGTTATCACTCCCAAGGATATTTCTCCCTATGATCGGAAGGTCCTGAACCAATATCGGAGGCCCAGGTGAGTCTGCAAATCGTTGCGGTTGCTGATTCGATTTCGAAGCTTACGGTTACTGGTGTGACCTTGAAGGATCTGAACGAGATTCCTACCAGTGTGTCAGCAAGGGATTGTCCAATTCTATATCCCAGGCCGGATGGATTTATCTCCGGCTTTGATCCTGAGCGGATGAGCATGGGATCTGGATCTGGAGCCCAGCTGAATGTAACTTACTCCCTGAACTATCGTTTTTTGTTTGCTAAGATTGGGACCGAGCGTGGTCTGTTTGCTCTCTATCCGACCTTTATTGCGAAGATTGTTTTGATCGCTGATCGTATGCTGGTTAGTGATGCGATTGCTGGCCTGGTTGATCTGCAAATGATTGATATCGGTGAGGTCGGTCCGGTGTCCGATCCTATGGGTAATATGTTTCATGGCTGCGATATCTCTTTTGAGGTATTGGAGTTTGTGAACTGAGGTGATGAATGACTAGATCTCTTGTAAAAAATACCAGGGTTTATGTGGATGGTTACGATCTATCCGGTATGGTCGCTGCTCCACCCCCAACTATGTGGGGTTTTACTCAAAATGATTGGGCTGCTATTACGGATCCAGTTGTTGGTGTTCTTCCTGGTCGATGCGATATCCGAGCTGGAAGCATCAATGCGGTGATTGACAATACCGCTACTTCTGGTCTGCATGCTGTGATGTCTACTCCGGATGCAGTTCGGGATCTGATGATTCCTATCGGGGGCATTGCTACCCCAGCTGCTGGTGTTCCGGCTTTTATGGCCCAGCTTACTCAGCTGAACTACAAGGCTGCTGGTGAAGAAGGTATTGTCCCTGTCACGATCGAGCTTGGGGGCTGGGATGAGCGTGGTGATACGAAAGCTTATCCGATTCCCTGGGGGCATCTTGTTCACGCTAATGGCGCTGAGACTGGTGTCAACTCCGCTGCTGGGATTGATCCTCATGGTGCTGCATCTTCCCTGGGTGGATTTATGATGTATCATGCTTTCGATGCTGATGGGACTGTTACCATCCTGGTTGAGGAAGCTTCCACGAATACTGATGGAAACTTCGATACTCTCTCCGGTGCGACTTCCGGTGTGATCGATCCGAGTTCGGCTCCGGTGTCTGGTGTCCTGGCCCTGGGTACGACCGCTGCGGTGAAGAGATATCTCCGCTGGCAGATTGATTTAGGAACTGCGACTACTGTAACATTTGCTCTGGGCTTTGTCCGGGGCATTCACTAGAAATATGAAGGAGTAAATTATGACTGCAAATACTGGTAGAACTTCAGGGAAGTGGATAAAATGGCAGCTAGAAGATTCGGCTGGTACGCTGCGTGATCTTCCTATTTCCAGCATCAACGGTTTGGGCCTTAATTATCCGGAGGTCGATGTTTCGGCTATCCAGGATGCTGTGAAAGGATTCCTTACTGGTCAACCGGATTACTCTCTGGAAGTCGGGGGTCCGTTTGATACCGCTGCAGCTCAGGCTGCTTCAGGATCTGGGGCTGTCGCTGCCCTGTCTGGATCCCACACTGTTCTCTATCCATTGAATGGTGTCCTGACTCCGTTGGGATTCGCAATCTATCTTGGGATCCGGCATGCATGGGAAACTGGTGAGCCAGTGTTTGGCTTGGCATCTTCCTCTGCCAATGGGTTGATCGAAGTAAACTACAATCCGGATTTCATCAACGGAACCTATATGGCCACTTTCCGGCTGTATCCTGGCTCCGCTGCTCCGGCTTGGGGAACTGCTGCAATAAGCTAATAAAATACAAAGGATGAATAGAATGTCTAAAATCATCAAGAGTCCAGTGGTTGAATTTCCTGGCAACGTTACCTTACCCAACTTTCTCACGATGCCCCAGGTGTTGCTTTATGAACGGAGCATCGGGGAAGTTGGGGTTTTACTTAAAAATAAAGAATCCCAGGCAGAGATTGATGCTGTTGTAATGACTACGATCTGTTCTGTGGTTGAGGCTTGGGAGATCGTTGGGGATTTCTGGCCTGAAGGAGCTATCACTCCGGATAACTTCCCTGGCTCACCCAGGCTCCCAAGTGGTCTATTTATTGCCTGGTTGTATGAAGAGATTGGGGAGCTGTATAATCCTGCCATCCCAAAAGAATAGGAGTCCTAGCATTGCTGGTGGGCGATGGGGCTGAGATTGA